TTCAATAATCAAATCACGTCCTTTTTCAGGGTCGGTAATATCACCCTTGTTTCTCCAAATCGGAATGATTTTATCAAGGATACCATCATTCTTGTAATTGTGTTTAAATCTCCAAAACTTTGGCCCGTCTTGTTCATTATCTCTGTCGATAACCTTTACAATATAAAACTTACGTGATTTATATTGTTTTGCCAATTCTTTGTCCGATTCTTTACCGGTAGATATCAACTCTTCGTAAACCTCATTAAGTGGTGAACGTTCGTTACTATTCTTTCCCGGGTCATAGAATTTTTGCCATTGACCTCCGACTTGGATTTCGTGATACCAAGCTTCTTTAAATGGTGAGGAACCATCTGCTGTAGGTAGGATTCTGATTCTTCTTTGTCCTGACTTTTCTTTATCAGATAAAAGAAGAGCAAAATACTTCTTCATTCTCTCGTCTTGCGACATTTTGTTTTGGGCCCCGCCCCCTTGTGTAGATTTCTCATACTGTGCCAATACGGCGTCGAGTGAACTCATAATTTTTAATTTTTAAATGTTAATTAATATCATAAAGATAATCATAAATACGGAACTAGTCAAATAAAAAATGGGTATTACTTTCGCAATACCCATTTTAAGTTAAATAATATTATTTTAATTTGTAAACTCTGTATCATCTGTTGGTAAGAATGTGTCCTTAATTTCACTATCTGAAATATCTGTGACATCATCACTTGTTAAAACATAATCAGTTTTTCCTGTTTTTTCAAATTCATCTTGTTTGTCATTAAAAAAATCTGAAAGTTTTTGGTTAAAAGGATATGAGTCGTACTTTCTTAAGTCCAACTTTTCTTGTGGAGATTTTTCTCTATACTTCTCAATTTTATTTTCAAGAGTGTTAAGTTTTGCAACAATAGAATCCATATCTTTTAATTTAGATTCCAAGTTTGAAAGTTGTGAAAACAAATTATTAAAATATTCTTCTTGTTTCTTTTCAATATTTTCTTGGGATTTAACTAAATCGGTAACTTCTAATTCTTCAGAATCTTCTTTACCTTCTTCAGATTTTCCTTTCTCATCTATCTTTTCAACGTCATCATCTGCCTCAACATCAATAGGTTCAGGTTCCGCGCCTGTGGTTGCTGTGGGTTCTCCTCCGGGAGCCGGTGGTGGTGCTCCCGCATCTCCTCCGGGTGCTGGTGGAGGTGCCGCGCCTAAATCAGGTGGTGGTGGTACACCTTGTTCATTAAGGTATCTATTGATACTTTTATATCTTTCTATTTCACTTAAAATTTTCTTTTCAACTGACATTTTTATTAATCGTTTAATAATTGCTTTATACCTTTAATGGTTTCTACTTTGATTTTTCTGTTTGCAGTAACTTGATGCCCGGCTCTTTCAATAAGTCCGTCTTTTTCTCTGACAACATAACAATCTCCTGTTTCTAAATCACATACTTCTTTATTACCATTACCTAATGATTGTTCCGAATATTGTCCTTGTTTTCCTAAATAGTTATTTAATTTTTGTGTTAAGTCCATAATATATTTTATTTATAAATATCTAACATTTATGAATAATTATCAAACTGTTATTATACTCTGAAAACTAAATATTTGTTGATTATTACTATACGGTACTGGGTCTGCATATACAGTGAATTTCATCGGTACTTGTCCGTGAACATTATCACCATCGCAACTGTCAATAGCCTCTTGGTATGGTTGAAAAGTTATTTGTTGTTCGTCAGCACTAATTACACCTGGAGAACTTAATGTTCCCATAGTACTACAAACCGTTGATGAATATATTTGACCTTCACTTTGGAATATTTTCCAAGACCCAACATTTGGTTTTATTTTAACAATAACCTTAACATCGTTATCACCGTTCTTAATTCTAGTAATTTCAAAAATTTCTGTCCCTGTCGGTACAACTATTGGTCGTGGTGAAGGTGTTGGTGTAACCGGTGGTTGGTATGTTTTTCCGGATAAAAATTTATTCAAATCTACAGTTGGTGTAATTCCATAATTTGATGCCAACAATAAACCTTTTAATAATCTATCATAACTTTCTTTATATAATGTATATCTATTTGTTGAAAAATTAGATTCACTTACCGTAATATCTTGCCACAAACAAATATAAAATTGATGTAATCCAATATCATTTGCAATTTGATTACTTCTATCTTTAATTCTTGAAACTAAAAACCCAATAAAAGTATCAACATCTTTAAAATTCGCAATAGGTAGTGATGCCGTTTTGTTTGCGGTTTCCGAATTAACACAAGAATAATTCTTTATGTAAGAAGACGCGTTTGATTTATACCTATCATCAGATAGTGAAACCATTGCATAGTTGTTATTAAAAGAATTAAATCCATTTGATTTATATGTTCTTAAATAACATAACGCAAATATTGCGGTTCTTAAATTTGAATCTGTAGTTGCATTTTTAATTTTTGTTGCCAAATCACTTTCATTTATTGTTGTTTGGGTTGCGGCAGAAACATCTATATTTCCATATGCGGTGTTTGCCTTACAACTATTTTCAGGTGCCTTTGTATTGTTCGCATTTTGAGTAGAATTAGTAGAATTTGTTACACTATTTGTACCACTATTTGGAGTTCCATCATCTTTTGACAATACGGATTTTTCTAATTTTGTTAACAAATTTTGGTTGATACTTTGTAAAAAACTATCAATTGCCGGCAAATCAAAAATACCTTGTCTTGTTCCACTAAATTTTGTTTGAAATTGTCCCGGAGTAATTGTATGGTTTACTTCTGTAATTAAATAAGGTCCATTAAACATTGGTACGTGTCTCAAGTTAAAATACATTGTTGGTTGTATCATCGCATTACCTAATGAAACAACTTCGGCACCATAACTTCTTTGACTGTAATAGTTATACAAACTAACGTTTTGTGTTGCCACTTCTCTTCCGCTTGTTTGGTCTATCATATTCATCAAAGTTTGAACGGATTCACTGGTACCTTTTCCATTATCTTGTGATATAGTAAAATTAGAAAACACATTTTGATTTCTTATTCCAATATCAACACTGAATCCGGCACAAACATTAGATTTGTCGTGGTCTTTTTTACCATTCAATGTTTCATATAAAGGATTGTCTGAATTACGTTCTAATGTAATACCATCACTTCTAAATAAAAAGTTTTTACTTTTTTCTAAATCAAGATACGCTGAAGGTCTTCCAACAAAAAAACAAACCATTTTAGGTCCGGACTCACGATAATCAACGGTTGTGAATGTTCCCCACATTTTATCCGCAAATTCTAAAGTACCTCCCGGTTGTGTGAATGGTATTCCACCCGGAATAACGTTATAGAAATTAACATACGCCGGTAAATTCATTATTGTAAAATTATTTTTAATCAATAAACCAGCAATAAATGTATAAACACTCATTTTTGAATCATATGTTGTATTATTGAAAATGGTTTTTAAATCAAAAATATCAAGATATAAAGTATCTCCAATATTTCTACTGGCCCTATCTAAAAATAAAATGTCTTCAAAAAATGTTTTTATTTTATAATCATTTCCTGATATCCATTTATCATTTAACGCTTTAAAACTTTCATATAAATTAACTTTTGGTTGTTCTCCGGTAACTTTAGAATCTACCGTTTTTTCCGGTACCTCCTGATAATCTGGTAACTCCGCCCTTATTTTAGTTAAAATCTGATTTAAAGTATCATTTTGTAATTTGGTACAATCTCCTAAATAAGTGTTAAGTGTTTTATTAAACTTTGTTGCATTTAATGTACCGTCTTTAAGTTTTTGTGTTGCGTACATTTTAATTAAAGTTGATAAATCTTTAATATTTTCAACGGTAAATCCTATATTGTTGTCTATAAAAAAATCTGTTATGTATGAACCATTGTCATCATATTTTAATTCCGGTATTGTTGAAAATCCAACTCTTAAATAAAGTTCTTTCCATTCATTACCGTATAATGCTTGAGATTGTATTAGAGTTGTTGAATTACTTTTTGATGGTAAACTATTTGCAACATAGGTTCCAAAATATTTAGGATTTACAAGTGTCCCGTTACTTACCGCAGTCTGTACTGATAAATTAAATCCAACAAGATTGTTTGGGTTATATTGTAAAAATGAATCAAATATATATCTATTATAGTTTGATGGATTTCCGTATTTAAAAATTACATCATAAGTTAAAAACTTTAATATAATTGAACTAAAATTACTTAATTGATTTCCAATTGAATTTAAAAAATATGTTTCGTCGGTTTCTCCCGATTTTATATTATCTAAAATCATTAAAGACCTAAATAATAATTGGAAGTTTTTATAATTTAAATTTATATCTCCGGTTTGTTGTCCGTAGTTTAAGTTTGTTGTAGGAGTTAAATCAACTTTATCTACAGATTTTGAGAAGTTCTTAAACTCGGCCTCAAAAGTATCTAATATCTCTTTTTCAAAGATTGAGAAAAATTCTTCAATGTTTGTATAATTGTTTTGGTTTGATAATTTATATGGTGATAATGAATTTGAATCACCCAAAATTTCATTAAGATATGAATTTGTTGATGGTTTAACTATTTGACTATCATCAAAATAACCATAGTTAGGTGATGCCCACAATAATCTCATTGAGCCATTATAAACAGATGTGTTTCCTGTTATTGAATATCCAGGTAATACAACTTGTGTTGATGGTGAAGGTATTGTTTGAGTTTGGGTTGTTAATGAATTGGCAACTTGGTTCTGTTGTCCTCCGAATGAAGGTATAACATAATACCCTGAACCTGTTGGTAATAACACAGACCAAGTAATATATTTTAATGGTATTCCGTTTTGACTAACATTAAGATTTGATTGTGTAAAGTTATAAAGTTTTAAACCGTCATTAATACTTGTTTGTATTTCGGAGTCCGAATAAGATGAATATAAATCACTACCTTTATAAAAATAATTAAAATCATTAATTAATTTTGGATAAAATCCGGATTGAACTACAATATTTGTACCTCCATCATATTCTAATTGTATTGTATTCCCTGTGGTGCCATTAAAATCAAGTTTATATATTTTTGTTGGGTTCTTTGTTATCGGGTCAAAACTCTCTTTATAATCAGCAGCTTTCCAAATATTACCAAGAATATCGGTATTAGTTTCTTTTTCTTGTTTATATCTATACCATAAAGAACCTATCTTTAATATCCAAGCATATGGTAATTTATGTAACGCACCAAACTTTTTTAGTGATGCAAACATATAATCAAGTTGATTTAAGTTTGTTCCATTTGTTTTATATCTCTCTCTTAATGATATTAAAGGTAAAGAGTTTATAAAAAGGTATGCCGCTTCGGTAAACGGATATTCATTTTTTTGTTTCCATTTTTTAACACCTTCAGATATTGCATTTATGAAGAATGGGGTATTAATTATTGATGTTGTTGTTTTAATCGGTAAGTCTCCGGTTAATGAATTTATAAATGCAATATTTTTATTTGTCGGAACATCAAAATAACAATATCCTTCAGTAGGTATAAAATCTTTTGGTTCTCTAACCCCATAAAAATTAGGTAGAAATCCTGTTTGACTTGTTGAGTTAGATGATTGTGAATTTACTAATGGATTTTGTACTGTAAGATATGAAAAGTTTGTTACAGGTCTATTTGTTGTGTAGTCATTAATATCTGTAAAGTTTGCAATAACATTTCTTTGTTTATAAACCTTTAGTGCGTTAGTTGTGTTATATTGGTTATTGGTACTATTGTTTTTTGTGTTATATAATAAGTTTGTTTTAGACCAAGTAATATCTGTAAAAGGATATAAGTCAGTAACATTAGGTGTATTTGTTTGAGTTGATTGTACCAACTTATCCAATGCGGTGTCATCAAACTTTGTTGATGGTTGTGCACCTATGTTTTCAGTACTTAAAATATCAAATGACTTTGTGGTGTAATTTTTTATATATGGTGTTACGAAGATGTCCCTAATAAAATCAATGTAAGATTGACTAGTACTTAAATTAGATATTTGTTTTAACCAATCAACATAGTTTGATGCGGTATAGTTAAAGTTTTTAAGTTTATAATTCAAATAAGGATTACTTTGTCCTAATGAGGTTAATAAGTTTTTGGATTCAACTTCAGTTATTAAATTTATTAAATTGTTATACTCCGCAGTACTATTAGTAAATCTAGCCAAGTTCTCATATCTTGAAGTCATAAATTGTCTTTCCCATATTTCATAGAAAAACTTAATCTCTTCTTTGTTAGAATAGTCTACATCACTTTGCGGAAATTCAATTGCGTTAATGTTTAATAGATTTGTAAAATCTTTAATACTTGTAGGGGTTGGTGAATCGGTTGGGGTGAATTTTTGAGTTAACCCTTTAATATATTCCTCAACAAACTCAACTTCCGGCCACTTATCATACAAATAACCTTTAGTTAAATTAACAATCGCGGGGTCAGCAATATACTTTAATTGGTATTTACCTTTTTTATCTTCATGTGTTTCAACAAAAAATTGAGGCCAAGGATAAACCGGTATCTCCGATATATTACCGCTACCCACACCATTAACAACATTTTTAGTATCTGAGCCTTGTGCCGATGATGTATTGTTTAAAATAGCGTTTTTTCTCACCGGGTCATTTCTAACATCCCAAGCTTTAGTGTGAACATCATCAAGTAACCTAATAAAACCTTCGGCAGATGCCATAATAACCGCAACAATATTTCTAACCGTAGGTCTAAAACCAATACCACTTGTTGGGTCTTCTATTTTATCCCTTAATTCTCTTGTCAATTTATCTTCAACTTCAGACAGCTTTTTAGTCGCATCTGCATTCATATTATTTACAATCTCAATAAACCTATTTTGTCCGTCAAAAAGAAAAAATTTAGGGTTAAGGAACTCTATAACATTTGCAGAATCACCTCTAGCAATAAATGGTGTTTCTCCACCAATTGCATTTATCAAGTTTTTAAAACTAAGTAACGTCGCAGGTTTAAATAATTTATCATTAATTTCAATTACTCTTTCAACATCTTTAATTGTTGGTGAAGCAATCCCTGTTTGTTCTGTTGTTGTCTTAACCCAATCAATTCTATCTGAAGTCGTTATCGCGGTTATTATCTTTATAGATAATGGGTTCTCAATCTTTAGTGGTGCGTCAATTCCTAAAGTTGGGTTTGAATTAAGTTTTTCATTATATGTTTTAATAATACCGTCTAATTTAGTTTCTAATGTCCCTTTTATAGTATCGTCCGTATTATTTTTAAACGCATAATATCTAACCCCAGTGTCTTTTTCAATAAACGGATTTGGGTTTAAATTTTCAACAAACCAAGAATTAATACCCGCATATACTTCCTCATATAAACTTTTTAAGTTTGCAATATAATTTCTTATATTTGTTAAAGGTTCAACATCCGACTTTTTAAAATTATCAATTATATTTTTTTCAAAATTTTCCAATTTATTCATTAACTGTTGTAAAGTTAATTCCGGAAAATTTTTATCTATTAAATTTTTAGCTTTATACTCACCATAAACCTCAATTATTTTTTGATACCCTTTTTCAACATACATTTGTTGAGTAACAATTCCATTACTATTTGAAGCATTTGGAATATTTGCAGATTGTTGTGAAGTCGCGTTTTGTAAAGATTGAGATGGTGATTGCCCCTGATTTGAATTTGATATATTAAACTTTGACGAATACATGTGTGGAACGGCAATAAGATGTCCCATTTGTATTTCATTTAATATGTTAAACTTATATCCTTTAAATGTTAAAGTAACACCATAATTACCGGACATGGAGTTGAATCTTGCCGCAAATTTTTCCAAATTTAATTGGTATTTTATTGCCTGTCCGTAATACCCTTTTAAAGTTAAATAAAATGGTGGATATGGTAGGTGGAAAAAAGCCGCGTATGGTGAATTTTCACCCAATTGAAATAACGCCCTTCCCTGAACATCTTCTAATTCAATAGTTACACTTGGAATAAAAGACGATGATATTTTAACCGATATACTTGTTATACCCAATAGTCCATTATCAATTGAACCGAATTTACCTTCATTGGTTGCGGTTAATTTTGTGTATGCTTTTGAACCGTTTGATGCTGGTATATATTCTTTTTGTGTTTGATTTTGTCCTTTACCTTGTATAGTCCCTTCTCCGGTTAATTCGTCATAGTAATTTGTGGTTAGATATTCGTCTTTTGTTGGTGATAAGAAATTAATCTTGGCAATTGAAACTACTCTTATATTATCCGGCGAACTTCCTATTGCAAGTTTTGTTCTTGGTAATAATTCTGCTTCAAGATTGGCGTACATAACCAAATCTTCGTGGTCAACCAATCTTTCAGATATGTTTCCTTGATTATCTTGTACTTTGTTGGGGTCAACAATTATTATATTATTATAATCAAACTCAACATATATGTTCCCACTTTTATCTCCTTGAATTTTTTTATCTGCCATAGTAATAGAAATGATTATTTAACGCCGCATTATAATCCTGTAAAGAAGGTAATAAAGGATATGGGATAATCAATATCGCCCCATCGGGAATATATGTTTCAAGTCCACCATATTGTGGGTTGGCTTGTAAAATTAACCAACCAAAAAATGGTGTTGAATAATATTCTTGAGATATCTTATCTAACCTACTTTTTCCAACTTTATAGACATATGTTTTGTCTGTTGTTTTTTGTGGTATCTGCACGAAAGGTACTACGGTTTGTTGTCCGTTTATTAAAAATGTACTATACCTATTATAATATTGTAATGCCATTAGTTAAATTTTACTTTTCCGATATGAACTATATCTATATCATCACACCAAGTATCCGTATTTGTTTTTGAATTTGTTGATGCTCCCAATGATTTAATTAAACTTTGTCTCCTTTTTATTGAATCTGTTTCAGTTTCAACTGAAGTTTTAAATGAAAATTCTCTTTTTTTAGTTCTTAAAAAAGTTTGACTAGTTCCTTTCAAATATTTACTATATCCTTTAGATTCAATTTCTTCAAAGAATTTATTTGTTGCATTATTTTCATCAACATAAATACTTTTAACAGAGTCAGCTTGACTAACCCAAAACGCATCAAATTCTTTTTCTAACTCAGTGTCTCCACTTCCAAAAATAGATGGGTTAGATAAAATATTACCTATAATTATATTTTTAAATGTTTGGTATTTTACACTATCAATAATATCATCATTTAATATTGCATAAGACCTTTTAAGTGCGGTTCTTCTAGCGTCAACACCATTAATATATCTGTTGTTATTAAATAAATCTGAAAAGTTTTTAAACACATCTAATTTAGTAATTTCATTTGAACTATATCTTAATTTACCTTCTTTTGTCACATTAGAATAATTAAATGTTGTTGCAGAATTAGTTAATTGATAAAAATCATTTAACAATCCTTTTAAGGTTGTTAAATCATTTAGCATATCGGTCATACTATCTGTTACCGGTTGTGAATTTGGTTCTGTAATACCTGATATAAAATATAATTTAATATTACCATTACTTTGTTGGTAACCATCTGTACCATATTGAATATTAGAACCTCTAAAAGAAACCGTATTGGCCTTACTTAATAGTTTAACATAATTTTGTTGTAAGATTGAAAAATCTTGTATTATTTTTGTTAGGGCACTAATAAAATTATTTTTCTTTGTTGTCTTAATATAATTCTTATAATTAGATTTTAAAGTTGTAATAACCTTTGTTGAGAAATTTTTAGGATTGGTAGGTGTTCCTTTTATGAAACTAATTAGACATTCATTTTCATTTTCAATATCGTCAATAAAATCATTAAAAAGCTCATTTATTTTTGTCTCAACATTTATTGGTTTTCCAAATATTTTAGTTTCAGAACCACTTAAATAAGTTAAGTTACCTGTTGTATACCCTCTATCAAATGTCCAAAATTGCCTAATTGCATTATTATATTGTTTTGACACTTCTTTATTTTTATTAACCACATTGGTAAAATAATTTTGAGTCTCGTCAACCAACCCATTAAAAAATCCTTGATATCCAATAATTCCTGTATCTCCACTTGTTGTTGTTGTTGCCGTTATAATTAGACCTATTGTTTGTCCATTAGATTGTCCGTCATTATTCTGAACTTGATTAACTGTTGGTGGTGGTACTTGTATATTAAAGTAATCTAAAAATTGTTTATCTATTACTTGGTAACTTGTATCTGTAACATCAGACCTATCGTCATATATTTCGGTATTTGCGTAATAATTAAATGTTAATGCGTTTTGTAATCTATCAACAGCACCTGCCAAACCTTGTCCACCAACAAATTTAAAACTTAACGTTACGTTGGCAATCATAGGTTGGATACCGATACCTTCAGGATTTATATCCAATCCTTCATATGTTAATTGAAGATTATCGGGTATTATTTTACTATGATAAAAATCACCAACCCTTAAAACTAAAACTGGCGGTACACCAAATGCAGTATTTGTTGCATTATTATATTGTAAGGTACCATCAGTATTCTTAACCGGTATTGTATCTCCGGGTCTTAAACATTGTTGTAAAAATGTTAATCTTGAGTTAAGTCCTTCAGGTGTTGTTGAGTGAAATGCTGGATTAAAGAATTTTAATTTTTCCCTTAAATTATCAAAAGCCATTGGAGTTTCTTCTTTGATTGTTTCAAAATAATCACACTCCGTTAATAAAGCCCTTAAAACTCTTTTACTAATATTATCTCTAACTACTGTCTTACTAACTTCTTCAGGTACTTTTTTTGTATCTTTGTAAGTTTTTGCGGTTTCGTATTCTTCGGTTTTATTTACTGTTGTTTTTTCTTCTTTAGTTGTTGTGGTATTTAAATTAACACTTATTTTACTTATTGAAGCTCTTCTACACGCCATAGCGTTTATTGTATAAATTTCGTGAGAAACTCCATTATTATCTCCCTTACCATCATTATCACTACAAGAATATGTCGTTCCTTGAGTCCACTTATTATCTTTTAAATCATACTGCTGAACTTGAGCGTTTTCTCCTGATGCCGCTCCATCAATTAATAATAATCTTTTATTAGTAATGTGTGTTTTTGTATTAGTATTCTCTTCAAAATAAGCCTTTAATGAATTAATCCTTCTTTGTGATAAACTAATATTATAAGATTGAGTTGCTGGTGCTGACGCGCTTCCGGCAATTGTTAGAGATATTGTACCACTATTTTTCTCATCTGATAATAATTTATTAATCTCTATCGCCAACTTTTCCATATCTTGATAGTTTGGTGTTATTACACTATTAAAAAAAGAAGGTGCCGTTGAATTATTTGTTTGATATAAAGATATATTACTTGGTTCAGTATATCTGCCATATTCAATAGTATAATTTTGATTATTGTTTCCTGGTTTAGGATAATCATTTCCAAAATAAACCGCCTTATTTAAAAAGTTAGGTGTCAAAGTATCAGGTACCGTTGTTGGTACTTCTACAGTATTAATATTATCTTGTCCTGTTGTTAATGTTTGTTTAATATATTCAACCCTTTCTGTTGTAACATCATTATATTGTAACTCTTTCTGTATTTGTAAAATATCGTTAGGGTTTACGGTATAATATTTTTTAGCCAAATCATACAAGTCATATTTTCTACATCCTGCAAAGAATGAATCCAATATACTATTAATCCTTGTTTTATTAGTTTCTTTTGCCAAAACTTTATTAACAACAACATTCAATACAGAAGGATGGTCAACAACAATTTTCCAACTCAATGTACCTGTTCTAGTTGTATTATTATATGTATAAATTGGTTCCGGTCTTCCAAGAAAATCCGTTCCCTTCCAGTTAGCACTTGAACCCTCTGTGAATTTTAAATCATATGGTGGGAACCACATCACTCTACCTCCATTAGGACCTCTTTCACACACAGGTAAATCAGAAACTGTATATCCGGGTTTGTTTGATGTTCTCCAAGCTAAATTTTCCAAAGAGAACATATATTTTTTTGCTTTACCTTCTGTTCCACTTCCTCCAATTAAATTGGTTGAATCTTGTCCTCCTTCTCTTTTATTTGGATACATATTTAAATTATATGTCTTATCCAATACTGAATAACTAAATCTTCTTCCTTCTGTTACTATACCATCAGTTTTTTGTAAATCATTATATTGAAGATATGGTATATCTTTAGCAAAAACTCTACAATATTCCGCACCCTTTTCTTGTCCTATTTCACCAACATAAGCAAGAACTCTAGAACCTTTTGTGAGTTCTTTATACCCATCATTAAACACTTTGCTCACTTGGTCTATAGCATTACCTACATGTTGTAATCTTTTACCTCCTTGAGGTTGACTATTAATAATTCTTTGAGTGTCATCTAATATGGAGCCGGCTCTAAATTTGGTATTAGTTGATTCTGTTGACACATAAGATGATTCTTTATAATCAGTGTCATCTTTAACTATTTCTCCTCCAATTCCAACTTTTTTACCGGCATTACCTTTGTATTTTGGTGAGACCCAAGTCATTCCACCTTCAATACCTCCACCGTCACTATATGTTGGACCATTAGCCCCTAATTTTATTTGTTTACTAACTTCACCTTCATATAGTTGTGCAATCTCTGATGGGCCAAATACGGGTGATGGTACTTCTTTTCCAAACTCATTTACAGGTATTGCCCTACTTGGTGATAAAACTCTTGAAGGTTCTGAGTTCGGTGAACCAATATAATAATTACTATTATCAAATGTGGTTCCAAATATTGCACCTCCTAATCTATCAATAAGAGTTCTATCATAACCCGGTTTATACCTGTTATAATCTATATTAAAAAATAATCTTTTCTTTTGTCCTCCTCCGGTATTGTTTAAGAAAATTTGAGAACCTGTTTTAGGTGTTCCAAGTATTGAAGCCAAAAATTGTCCTACCTGTGTTTGACCTACTGTGTTATTATAAGCGTTGGCAATTTGTTGTATTGTTGTTGGTTGTCCCGGATTAATAGTTGAATCAAAATATGAACCAGGTATTGGTGAGAATGGTAATCTTGTTCCCGCCAATCTTAAAGCAAAATCCGCAGCATAAACAATAGGATTTGAAGGTACCGTAATTTGGTAGTTAGGTTGTACAATAGGAACAGTTCCGTTTAACGCACCTATTGTATTTAACACCGGATTTAATCCCGGTACGTTAACTCTACCTAAAGTTTGTCTATATAATTCAGCGGCAATTCTTTCTTCAAATTCTTTTCTTAAAGTTTTTGCACCTAGTCTAACCAAGAAAGAATCTTGACTTAAACTACCACTACTACCTCTTGGATTTGTTGATAATAAAATAGAAACCGGACTATAGAAAGATGAAACAAATGTTGTTGGGTATGGTTGAGCGTTTGAGGTTCCGTTATTAGATAATTGTAATATTTCTAATGAAGAAAAATTATTTGCAGAATCAATTAAATCATTTGAACCACTACCATATGGATTTAGAGACCTCCAATTTCTTGCCTCTGTTCTTGCCTCATCAATTATATTTGCATCTTGTACCCCATATTCACCCTCATTTGAATGAGTATTAAGTAATGAATTTGGGTCTCTTGCTTGAATATAACCACCGCTTGAACCATATTGGTTTAACGGATATAGTGAATTTGCAAATGTCGGAACATCTATTGTTTGGTCTGGACTATCTATTACGTGATAATCAGATTGTATAAATTCGTAATTAATGGGCGGAGTAATCCTTCTTGGTGATTTTGGATACGGTACCAAATTTCTACCATTTAACCTATTTCTAAAACTTTGGGTACTTGGAAAATCTAAAGGACTATTTGCCATTTTCTTTTATTATATAAATAGCGTTATAGTTAATTTATTAAAAACCTAACGCTTGTTTGAGTTTTGTTTTTGTAACCGGGTCGGCGGTTATCAATGAATCTATCCATGCACTTTGAAATGTGGAATTACTAAATAATCTATTTACAAAATCATTATCAACATTTGGACTTATATTTACGTTATGAGTTACTGTTCCTCCTTTGAAATTTAAATCAACTTCACTTCTTTTTATCGCTTCAACCTTTTCTTTAGCACTTCTTGTACTTGTAAGTGGATTATTTTTCATAAATCTATCTTCAAAAGTACCTATTACATCATTTTTTATAAATTCCATTGATTTTTCACCAATTTTTTTACTTGCCTCCATTGTTCTGTTTTCAATCTCCCTCGCTTTCTCTTCAAATTTATCTTTTGTCAATTTTCCTTCTTCATAATCTTTATACAAAGATTGTATACCCTTTTTAAAATCATCTATTAATGAAGTTGTTTTTTCTCTAACATCTGAAGTTGTAGGTAATGATTTAGATAATTTATCTGTAACCTCTCTACCAAATTTATTTAAATTTTCTGACACATTTCTTATTTGGTCTGCAGAAGTTACTCCATATATAAATCCTTCTCTACCCGCTTTTATATTTGTTAAAATATCTTTTAATGTGTCTAAACTATTTTTTGAAATTTCCTCTAAAGACTTTGGAGCGGTTTTTTGTTGTTCTAATAGTTTTTTAAGTTGGTCATTTGTTAATTCACTTAATTTTATGGTTTCATCTTTTCCGGTCTCTTCATTTTTTAAACTAACCGTATATTCACCCGTACCAGCATCCATTTTTGCTATATTACCCAACAACTCCTTATCTTCATCACTAGCAAATTGTAATCCTTTTGTTTGTGATAACGCTCTGTCTAAATTACCTGCGGCTAAAGCCGAATCGGCCAATGCCTTATAACTAATACCTGTTTGCTCCGATAACTCCCTCATTTGTAACATTCCCGCCGGATTAATTTTAAATGTTTTTGTTTTCTCATCAAATTCCGCATATTGTTTGGTCATCTGACTTAAACTTTTTTGTAATCCTTGTGGGTCATTTAATGACATATTCATTAATTGGAACGGGTCTGTAAGTTCTCCTACCGCAACTCCCATTCTTTGGAAAGCAGATGCCAATTCAATTGCTCCGTCAGGTCTTAAAGCCTTATCCGCAACTCTAAAAGTTTCAGACATATCAAATTTAAAAATTGATGCTTGAGCAGCCATTTTTGCTAAACCATTAACACCTTCAGAAAAGTTATACATTGTTAACTTATCCATATTTCTTGTTACTTCACCCATCACTTGTTTAACATTCAATCCAACATTTTCAATTGATGTCACAGCTTTTAATAATTCAGGACCTATTGATGAGACTTGTATACCGACTTCAGTAAAATTTTGAGTTAATGTGTCAACACTAGTACCTAATATTTTAGATGCCGCAAATAAATTGTTAACATCTTCCTTACTCGCAACAATATTCCTTTGTGTTCCTCTACTTATGTCTTCCATAGTATCAAACACATTTCTTACATCTCCTCCCAATCTTGTAATTTCCGGAACCGCATCGGCAACCGCCTTTGTAATTTCTGTTATACGTTGCCTATTTTGACCAAAAACCTCATTTAATCTTCTCGCACCTTCCTCCATAGTTAAATGAGCATCATCAATATCGTTGATTATATTTTTTAAACTTAATGCATCGGCAATTTCTCCTTTATAAAAATCCCTCCTTTGTTCGTTATATGATTGTTCATCAGGTCCCATAATTTCTTTTTTTATATAAATAGAACAAGGACTAAAAATTTAGTCCCTGTCATTTTCTTTTAACCATTTATCTAACAGATACTTTCGGATAAAAATTGGCATTTTTTCAAAATCCGAATATGTTATTTTTAATAAGGTATTTAAATAATAAAATTCATCTAATTGTCCTTTTCTATAATCAGAAGAAAGGGCGAAAGAATTCTACCCCAAAACCAACATTCACAGTTAGTTTTTCTCCTGATGGGGCTATAATAACTTTAGTTAAATCCAATTTTGGTTCATTTTCGTTTAAAAAGTTTTTTATAAACTTTGAATCCATAATTGGCATTTGTTCTACAAATTTAGCAATTACTCCTAAATCATTCGTACCATCTAATTCAACAATTTGTTTTTGTAATTTTAATGTTACTTTCGGTACAGTTCTTCCTTTTGGATAACTATCAAAAACTTTATTTAATTGTGAAATTTCACCGTATGTTAACAGTTTTAATTTAACAGTGGATTGAGATTTTGGTAATATTACAGTAAATGTACCATCCAAATTTGGTTCTTGACCTTTTTTTATTGAAAGAGTATCTAATTCAACTTGGGTTTCAAATTCTTTACCGGTTGATGGGTCTTTTAATTTAACATTCATTTCAGGTCCAAAAGACGTGTTTCTTAAAAAGATTAATACCGCTTCAACATCACCTTCCAATAAATCATCAATCCTCATATCAGGTTCATATATTTTTGACCTTAAAAGATTTGTTGTTATATCATCCCCACCACCCATTAGGATGTTCTCATCCATAGCTGTTAAGTATCCAACCTTAATTGCTGATTTTTTGTTTTTATAAAAAATACCACCTGAAGGTAATGGTACCACATCGTGTGGTAATGTGAAATTCTCTTGTCCGTATTGTTTTGATTCGTTATCCATATAAAAAAAATTAACCGTAGAAAGTTTATAGTTTTCCTACGGTTAATATAAGTATTATTTATTTTAAATAAAGCATATTAGTAAACCAATATACATCTATCCATTCTTAAAGTAGCCGCAATTGTTGCCAAACCATCTTGGTTATAAGCCAAAGTATTAAAGTTAACATCAGTTAAGAATGTACCTTGAAGAATCCATTTTTCAACTACAACTCCGGTTGGGTCCAACATCTCTAAATCAACATCTTTTTTATACCCCGCGGCGTATCCCATTCTACCTGTAACTGATTCGGCGTGTAAACGAACCCACTCCATAAGAGCTTGAGCGGCTGAAGGACCAATTGGGTCTCTAAATGTAACATTTATTGTTTGCCAGTTAAATCTACCCGCAACCCATACAGAAGTGTTTAAAAAAGGTATTTCAGTTGCACCAATTTGAATATGTGGTCTTGATGTACTTTCAACAAACCATTCATTTATCCCCAAACTTGAGTCAAATCTCAATATGAATCGGTTCTGACGTTTCGGTTCATACGGTATGGGCATTTTCATTAATAAATCGGCCATATTGTGTGTTATTTAATTATTTGTTTATTGTTTATAAATAGTGTCTTTGTAAAAATTTTTTCTATTTACTTTTATTTTAATTTTTAATATTCTTATTATATCCAGTTCCAGTATCCAGTTATAATATTTAATTATTTAGTTATTAATTAATATTCTTTTTTAATACCTCCAGCAGTTGAATAAGTTTTAACTATATTATCTGGTTTATCTTCAAAGTGTCTTTTCATTGCTTCCACATTTCTAACATCATCATCTGAAAAACCTATTGTCGGCATTTTAGGTTCAAACTTATTACCAAAATCTTTTTTAATGTATGCCTTCTTATTTAATAAAGCCGCCATACTTCTTATATAAGATACAAAATCATCCATAGCAACAATTTTTGCAAGTTCCGGATTTTCAGCCCCCTTAACATCACCAAAAGAAACGGGGTTGTATCTATTAAGTTCTAAATAAGATTTAATTAATTCACTATCACTTAAATCACTTTCATCTGCGAATGACCTATATTTTCTTAAATTTTTAACCAACTTATCTTTACTTATCCCGTTGAAATCACTTACAATATAATTATATACCGCTTGTTTTATTGTTTCAGGATTATGTCCTCTTGCCGTTATTATCGCAAATATTGAACCATTATTTATTGCTTCTCTGAAATCTTTAAATGCCGGTCCCGGTTTTGCCTTCATAACATCAATTAAAAATTGTTTGTCACCCTTTATTCCAAAATTCCTAAAAGGATTTTCAGCATATCCGACAATAATATCACCTTTATATTTAATATCTTTTTTTCCTATGTCATGTCTATGTTCCGCAAAATCTTCAGTACCCATCCCAACCTCATCACCATTATCCGTTTTAAGTATAATCTTTGTCGGCATAGAAACAATGTTATCATCCCAATCAAAGGCGTAATATTTCATATCCGGAGTACTACTGTCTTCAAAACCTTCTAATATATATTTTTTCATAATTACAAAGATAGGGGATAAATCAATACCCCCTATCATATTTTTTAAAATTATATATTTTCAAATGATGCTCCTGTAGGAGTAATTAAGAACTCAATGTTAATGAATTCAAGTGCTCTAGTTGGTTTTAGATAGATTTTACCGTTAAGAGTATTTCTATCCAAATCTTCAGTTGAAGAAGAAACCGTAACACGGAAATCATATAAACCTCTATCTCTTCTTATCGCATCTAATATTGGGTTAACACTATCCAAGAATTGTTGTCTAACAACTTGGTCGTTTTGTTCAAACAATAATCTAACCGCAACTGCTGATATAAGTTTTCTTGCTTGTAACAACAATCTTCTAACATTTAATCTGTTAAGAGCTGTGTCGGCAATCTGAAGTGTTTTATTACCCCAAATTACGGTACCAACATCAGAGAAAGTGGCGATTGGGTTGATTCTACCTTGATAAAGAATATCTCTATCTTCTTGAGTTAGTTTTGTTCTCGCTTTAACTGAATTAACAAGACCTCTTGTGTAACCCGCCGATGCGAACCAAGGGAATGCGATGTTATCTGTTAATGCCAAGTTTCTACAAACTTCACCGGTTGGTGGAAGATATATTTGAGTATTATTTACCGTATCTCTAACTAATATCCAAGGATAGTAAGTTGCGGTATAGTTTGAATCAATTCCTGTTTGGTCTAAATTATCAACCGCTTCAGTTGGTAATATGTTGTTATTTACATCACCAGCATCAGGTGTAAACATTTGATAATCAGGTGTTGTTGCAATATATATTGAATCGGCTCTTTGATATTGAACCATATTAATTGCGGCTTCAACAAGATTATCATGATTAATCATATCTATACCTGTTGTTGCAAACACATTAATATTTGTTGATTCGGGATTTGAGAATGTATTAATACCTAACAAATATGCGTAATAGTCGGTATTTGCCCAATCAACAGTATTTTGATTTACCGTAATTTTCTTAAACATTCCGTCTCCGGTTGCCGTTGGATATCTTGTGGATGGAGCAGCTCCCGCTAAATAACCGTTTCCTCCAAGTTGGAATCTATCTTGGTTTGTTCTATATTCTCTGTAGATATCCCAACCATCAAATCCACCTGCGAAACAAACTGTGAATTTTCTAGAAAATAAATTATAATATGGGTTATCTTGTGTTTCAGGTTCACTATGGAAAGCAGCAACACCACAATCAAACGCTACATCACCACTTGTTGAATAAGATTTAGATATTGTGATAACAGTTGCACCTGAATCCATATGGAAACCTCTAGTTTGATAATTCCAAGGGTCTGATTCTGTTGCGGTTGCGAAATTAGTTACCGGATTTTGTTTTCCTTTATATTGTAGGAAAGAATCATCCACACCTAATTTTGATGAAAAACCTAAATAAGTTCTTCTCACATTATCACCTCCGGATGAAATAACATTATCACCACCTGAAGTTGTTCCAAAAGGAGGGTTATAAATGGTTTCACCAGGAAAATTATATTTTGTTTTATAAACAGGTATAGGTGATTTATTATCCATACTCTCGTATTGTCTTTGAGTATATCCATAAAAACCACAAGGTAATGCTTCGGCAGGATAGTCGTCGGCCATCTCAACCATTATATATTTTGATATTAAATTAAACTCACCGTTAACAGAACCTATTTTCTTTGCGATAAAGTTATTTGAATTAATATCTAAATTACAATTTGTGAATTTTTCAATAACAACCGGAGTTGTATCAGTATCATAAAAACTTCTAACCAAAACATCAAATGTTTGATTGTTAAATGAAATGTTTGTAATTGATACTTTTATTTCAGTATTTGCCGCGGTACCATCAGATATTGAAACAAATCTAAATAATTTAAACACTTCACTACCTCTTAATTCTGAAACCAAGAATGGAGTCATAGGTGTTGTGTATTTTTCTAAATTCCAAGCAATTGATGTTGTACTTAAACTTCTTGCACTATCTAACGCAACTAAATTACAATTCAAACCACGAATGTATCCTTTATTATAAAGGTATTCTAATGCTCCCGGATAAATCTCCTCAACAAATAAAGGAACTTGAGTTCTTGTTTTACCAAAATTATCTCCACCTAAAACCTTACCAATATATTTACTACTTGTTTGTTGTAAAGATGTCTCAAATGAAAAATCAACATTATCTTTAGTTGTTCCTGATAGTAAGAAAGTGTAGAATGGGTCTGTCTTAATCCAACTGTATTGACCACCACAATCTAAAACAACATTATTAATATCATCAACTTGATAAATTGGTCCGTGTTGAGTTGAATTGTATTCAGAAATACCTCTTGAACGTAAAGTTGCAATTACAAGGTTATTGTAATCTGTGTAAGAATCTCCGGTTAAAATATAATATTTACCTGTAATATTTCCAATAAAATCAAATCCACCTGTTATTTGTGTTGCAACCAAATCGGTTATTACATAATAGAAAGAATACCCGGTATAATTGTTAGTATTATTATTATCAAAGTTTGCATAATACCAAGGGTCGTTATAAGATGCTTCTAAATCATTATCATTAATATTACAAGTAAATGTTGCACCTGTTATATCATTAGATGTTGAACCATAAACATTAGTTTGAGCAGTATAAGATGAAGTTATAGATTGATAATCAGAATCGGCAATAGCACCATAAAAAATTACAGTTGTTGCTGATTTATACGGAGTCGCACCTGTAGAACCTTTACATATGTATGATATGTATTCATAGAAATCATCATTTAATGTTGATGTTGAACCATTAAATAATTTATATTCTTTATTTAGATTATTACTAATAATAGATGGTAGTCCTCCTAAACCTGTTAATGTGTTAATATCAGTTCTAAATTGAAAAGGAGTACTAATAGGTATTCCGTTACCTGATATACCAACTGTACAAGGGTCAACATTAGCATTAGCCCTGATAGTCCAAGACGGACCGGCATCATAACCTGATAGACCTAATATTCTTGTTACAAATAATTGATTAGATTGTTGTAAATATGATTTTGCAATATAAGCGGCTTCATATTTAGGTATTTGTGTATTAACAAACTTTGTTGGTTCCGTTCCACCAAAAAAGGCTTGGAATTCATCATAGTTAGTTATAAAGATTGGTTCAAATGCGGGACCTTTTAAAGTTTCACCCACAAGACCTAATGTAGTAACACCAACACTTTGTGCGACAAATGATAAATCTGTCTCTGAAGTGTATACTCCCGGTGATACGAATACTTTTTGATTTGTTTGAGTTGTTGCCATTATTTAAAAATTCTGTTAAAGATTTATTTTATAGATAAATATTAGTAAATAAATGAAAAAACTTTACTTTTCAAAAAGTATTTATATTAAGTATGTAAATTTTCTGCTTATTTTCTACCTATGTCACAGAGTGATAATAAAGATATAAAAAACATTAAAATCTCAAAAGAGGCTCACGAAATCTTAAAAAGGTATTGTGATAAGAGAGGTATTATTATTTATAAGTTTTTAGAGAACCTTATAAAAGAAAAGTGTAAAGAGAAGAAAGATATTTACGGAGAAGATTAAACTAACTTATTGTTAAAAATTATTTGAGAATCAAGGTTATCATCTTTCTTAATAACATCAATCCTTAACTCATCGTTAGTATTTATTTGAATATTATCAATATCCGTCCCAAAAAAATCACCATTTATATAAACATCATAAGAAGATATGTTAGTTGTCTTTTCTAAAGACATATTGATTGTGTAATCTATTACTCTTAACAAAGAAGTTACTCCAACTTCAAATGAAAAAGTTAAATCAAAAGTATCTTTATTTTCCGGTGATTTTGTGTTTTTATTTTTTCTTGTTGAAGTTTCTAATTCAAATACCTGTAATACTCTTGAAATTGCGGGTTTAACTTCAAACTCCTCTTCATCTATTAAATAACCAAGCATTGTGAAATCATAATTTTGGATATAATATTTTCTTTTATCTATATCCATAACAGATTCATCTGAAATATTTGTTGAAACGATTGGTACATATTGTCCTTTTATAAAAGTATATGCCTGTCTTGATGAAAACTTTTGTAATACAAGTTTGTTAAATTGATTTAGTTCTCTCATTCTATTACAAACAATCTTAACATTATAATTGATATCAACTGGTACTGGTTGCGGTATTGTGTAGATATCCATACCTTCCTGATTACCATTCCAAGTAGGAACTGCGGCGTAATGATATTGTCTTCTATTTGGTATCGTATATAAAACTGCGGGATTTGTTCCGTATTTAACTTCCGGTTGTCTTACCACAGTAATAAATGGTGGTTTGGCGTTAAAGTCAGTATCAACAAAACTCCAAGTTTCTGTAAATTGAGCCCAATTTTGTGTGGTTAGAATAATGTCAACCATTGGAATTACCTTACCTTCAGTAACTATTTTTAAATCATTTTTAACAAAATCTAACATACCTCTATCCAAATCAGCATGTAAAACTGATTTTGGTAGATAAGTCCCATCCTTATTAATATATTCGGCAAGCTGTTTCCTACGCTCGGATAATATTTTATCAGGAACTAATTGTAATGTTTTTTTTATTTGTTTTGGAAATGCCATTATGGTTCTATAACGAATAGTTTATTCTTACTGTTAATCATATCAACTTCAGTTGCATATGTTACGGGTTCTTCAGTTTCTTTATAAACAAAAGTATCATACTTGTATGGGTTATATGTTACAATATCTCCGGTTGGTTCTTCAGGAATATCATCACAAGGATATTGACAATAATCAACTAAATTACCAATAACAAACGCATGAACGTTTTTTGATTTTTCTTTTCTAACCTTTTCTTTACCTCCTTGTCTAACTCTAAATTCAACATCCTGTAGTTTTACATAGTCGGCGTGCAACACAACTAATCCGTTCTTTTGAACCGAAAAAGTGTGTTTATGAAGGTTATAATAAACCATAACCTTTTGACCCATTAAAGAATCTAGCAACATTTTATTTTGTTCTTCTGTTATTATTATCCTCATATTCCTTTAAAATCATTTTGACTTACTGGTGTGGCAAGTATTGTTCTATAAAATGGTTTATACCCGGCGTAGGTATGTTTATTATCTGAAACAACCCTACCATCATCGGCAACACTATAATACCTAACTTTACTTTCCGTTTCATAATATGCTAAATAGTCACCAAATAAAATATCAACATTCAACTCATCCAATTGTTTTTGATAAATTGAGAATGTCATATTACCTGGTTCTTCTTGTCTTAATTTTGAATTACCTAATTTTTGGTTGGTTGGAGCAACTATCTTAACTAAACCTTTAAGTTCAATGGGGGGTAAAAACTTAACACCGTC